GTAAAAACCTCTATAGGCATAAGATAGTCTGAAGAGGAGAATCTCAATCGGTCTTGAGCTTTCTAGCACAGCTAGTAAAGTTCCGAGTCTTTTGATTTCCAACTCCGCAGTCTTTCTTTACCAAGGAGTTATACCGTAACTATACGGGATAACCAACCGCTACAACTTCGATACCCTTCATCTGAGAGATATCTTTATAATTTGTCTCTTTACGGACAAATCGTTTGAATCCCTCAAGATCGAAATCCTTCTTGGTCTTAGCTTGAGCTGCATAACCTTTAGTTATGATCTCAAGAATTGAACAAGTATCGACTTCGATCGCATGAAGCTTAGGAGACAAATCAAAACGACGGTCTAATTGTGTGTAGTCCATAGAATCATTCATCTTTTGATTAATTAATTCTAAAAGTCTAGTAATAGATATTTTAGGATCATTAATTATACTCTCATTTCAGAGAGTAAGATAATTAATTCTTTTGGTCATCATACAATTACGGACTATTCGGCGAAGTTCCGAAACATCGACTTCCACAAGATATTTTCAAGTGGTAGTTCTCTTACTATTACGGTTCAATTCTGAATCCATAATAGGTTTAAGAGGATGTTTCAGATCTAAATCGATATAATCCTTGTAAGCCGCTTCTTCAGTAGGATACTTTTTATGTAAAGCGTCCTTACTTTTAGAAGTCGGATTCCAAGCGTACAGAACATTAATTCCAAGAATTAAGTCTGTAGTTCGTTTAATCTGTCTTTCTAATCAAAGGTCAGTATATTTCTGTTGCATGTGTCATAATCTCTGTACGAGTACAGATTTTACGGCTCATTCAAATAAGAAATAATTGACATCCTTAGCGGACAGTCGTGGTAACTTCTTGTTTTGGAGTACAGAAGATATTATGTTTCTACTAAGATCAAAATTGAAATTAGCAAAAAGCATTTTACCTTTTGTAACCATGGGCTCTGTTGATCTTACAAACTTTAACAAATATTCTCAGTTTGAAATCTTTTCAAAATAAGAATTTGCTAAAGCTAATAAGGCAATAGAATCTCGTTTAACAGAAGTATCTCAGGGAGTACGTTTCATTATAGTCTCAAATACAGATATAGGCTTTTGCAAGAAAGGTTTTTCCTTTCTTACTAAAGATATAAAAGTACTGATTCTACCTTTGAAAGTATCCTGATTCATGAACATTTTCCATGGAAGTGGAGTAACATAGTTATTCCATCAAGTTCGTTTTGCGAACTCAACCACTGGACGATGTTCAGAAACGACTGATTTACTCTCATTGATAGGAACACCAATGTTTTTCATAATCTCTAGGTATTTAGATGCTAGTTCTTTAGAGAAGATAACAATATCATCTCCAAGAACTTCGTATCTATCTTCCCAGCGATTAGAATGGTTACCTATCAATTTGGACGCAACTTGCATTAACATATGATGTGTTAATGCAAGCATTGCTCAAGAAGATAGTGCACCCATTGGTTGACCGACTGCATACCTGTAAAGATTAACTTCTCGAGTGTCTTTATCCTTTAATAGATAATCACGCTCAACAAGTAATCTTTTCCAAGCCTCTGCAGCATCGACACCTATTAAATTCGCAAGTATTGCTACTTGTAAATCTATAGGTAATCGATCGGTCGCAGCAGAAAGATCATATCCGTAAGAGCAATTATATTTAATTGCTTTCTGGATACATCTTTCAAAGGCTGTATCCTGATCCATCGTACCATCATTAGGTAATCTTTTAAGAATACCGAATAATGCACGATGTAAAGGATACAGTAATGATTGTGTTCAACCATCTACGATGGCGAACACTCTCATTTTCCCTGCTGCTTCCTCTTTCAAGGATAATTTCCCCATAGTAAAAGACGCTGAGTCTTTTACCATAGAGAAAGTTCTCAAAATAAAAGTATGAAATACTGATAATTCAGTATTAGCATCTTCTATTTTCGTTATTCACTTGAAGCAATTATTAATTCTATCCATTATTTCTAATAGAGAAGAATTAGTTGCTAAAGCATAACGCTTGAAATGAGAGTACAACTTAGGATTGTTATAGATCAACAAGGCATCACATACTAATCCCATTCATGATTTTGAATGAGTAGTAGATGATGTCTCTAACCATAGGTATCTGTGACTTGCGACATCAAATTTACCAACGAATCCTTTTAAAACTCTATCCATATCTCTATGGATTGAGCTACAAAGCATTCGTAAATAATTAATGTCACCTGTATAAGGAAGAGTGATTGTACTAAGGTTCAATTTACAAGGAATTTTAATAATTCTATATAAATTGAATATACTTAGATACAATTTGATTACTTTATGAGAACCCTGTACGATCGATCTTCGATCTCTCGTACCGATAATCACTGGTAATCCACTCCGACTTAAACGGGGTAAGTTCAGATCCGGTTCAATCTCTTTTAAAGATTGAAATGGTTGTTGAGCTATAACCTTAGAAATAGCTAAGCTACAAGCTTTTAGGTATTTCACAACATAAGTTGAGCCATGTCTCTTATTCATTTGGATAAGATACATACCAAACTTATGTATTAGTCGTATACGATTGGTGATCTTTCTATTATCTCGCAAGCATAAAGATACAATCTTAAATGCAAAACGAGAAAATAGACTAGACAAGGTTTTAACCTCGTCCAGACGTATCAGTTGATCACGTACTAACTCTTTAGTTTTAAGAAAGACTCTTGAAATTTTAATTGTGTTTTTCATAATTATTATTTAAAGGTCTTCTTTTAACGAAAAAGGGTAACGTGACAACCTGCGTTGACCCCTTACGGGGCGCGAGACACAAGCCGCCAACCGCCTACTTTAATAAGTGATACTTATTAGCTAAGTAAGCTATGTTCTTACAACCTCTTCCCCGATAGTACATAAAATGTACGTCACGAAGAAAATCTGGAGAAATCCAAATCCCAAATAAGTTCTCTGAAAGGAGTAAACTTATTTAAGCGGTTGTCTAGTATTTTTACTAGAGTTTCCGAAAGGCGTGAGCC